TAAAGAATATAGCATAAATGGGTGGTGGTCTTCTTCAACTTGTTGCTTATGGTGCTCAGGATGTTTATTTAACTGGCAATCCTCAAATAACTTTTTTCAAAGTTGCATATCGTCGTCATACAAATTTCGCATTAGAAGCAATCGAACAAACTTTTAATGGTTCAACATCTTTAGGTTCTCGTGTAACTTGTCAAATAACTCGCAACGGCGATTTAATAAATCGTGTGTATTTTGTAGGAACTATTCAAAATACTAATGTTGTTGGTAATGCTGGAGCGATAAATAATCCAATTGCTTTAGTGCCTTATTTTGGTCTTAAATTATTAAAAACTATTGAATTAGAAATTGGTGGTCAACGTATTGATAAGCATTATTCAGAGTGGCTATATATATGGAACGAACTTTCATTACCAATAGGAAAACGCGATGGTTTTAGATTAATGGTTGGTGGTGATAGATATAATCGCTCAATTATATTAGATGCTCAACAAACTTATTCAGTTTACGTTCCTCTTGAATTCTGGTTCTGTCGTAATGTTGGTTTAGCTCTTCCATTAATTGCTTTACAATATCACGAAGTAAAAATAAATATTGAATTTGAATCAGGTGCTAATATGGTTGATTTTAATGCCAATTATTCAGATCGTGCAACAGCATTAATTGATTCTGCTACTTCTCCAGCATCTATATCTGGTATTAAGAAAAATAGTGAATTAGCATCGTCACCGGCAACCAAAGTTTCATTAACTAATGCTTCATTATGGGTTGATTATATCTTCCTTGATACTGATGAACGCCGACGATTCGCTCAATTATCTCATGAATATCTTATTGAACAATTACAATTTACCGGTACCGATACTGTTTCAGGAAGCACTAGTTCAACATCTCTAAAGAGCATCCGTATGAATTTTAATCATCCTTGCAAGGAATTAATATGGGTAATTAAACCAAATCAAAATTCGGCTGCTAATTCTATCCCACCCTATTGGAATAATTTTAGTACTCGTGATGCTGATAATAACTATATTATAGGTAAAAATCCAGTAACATTAGCTAAAATACAATTAAATGGTAATGATCGATTCACCGAACGTATTGGATCTTATTTCACTCTAGTTCAACCATATCAACATCACGAATATACCCCCAATCTTTTTAATAATGGTATTAACGTATATTCATTTGCCATAAAACCGGAAGAACATCAACCATCTGGAACTCTAAATATGTCCCGTATAGATACTGCCGTATTATCATTAGCATCATCTGTATCTGGAACTATTTATATATTCACCGTGAATTATAACGTTCTACGCATACTATCTGGTATGGGTGGTTTAGCTTATTCAAATTAAATATTAAAACAACATCCTATTTTTTTTTCTTCTATTTTATCAGAATTAAATAAAAGTTTATTTTTGGTTGATTCGACTGTTAATTTAAGAAATTCCAATTCTCGTTTATTAGTTAATTTTTTAAGTTCTATATCATGTGATACTTTAATATGATTGAATTTAATGATGTCTTTAATTCTTACATTTTCAAATATATTAATATCTTTAATTTCTTTATTATAAGTTTCAACATTTTCAACCATTTTATCAAATAATTCAGTCGTTAAATTATTAGATGTTGTGAAATATTCAATTAATTCTTTTTGTTTATTATATAAAGTTTTATAATTAAATAAAATATCATGTATATTCTTGAGTTTTTCCATATTTTCGCGATAATTTCTAAATTTAACTATCGAACTTAAAATAGTTAGCAAAGTTCCCAATAATAATGTTATTAAATTAATAATTAAAGTTATACTTTCTTTTGAAATAATTAAACTCATATCAGAATTAATATTATCATGTTGATAATTAATTAATGTTAATCCAATTGCATCTACGAAAGTTATGACAGTAGATATAATTAATATTAATAATGAAATTCTATTATATCTAAAATAAATTAAATCATATTTTGCAGAAATTATATATAAAGAGGTAGAAATTTTAGTTTTATTTTCTTTAATATTTTTTAATAATTTATCAATTTTATAACTAATTTCATTATCTGGTAAATTACTACTACCTTCTGTTTGACATTCGGTATTTGTTCTTCCATTCAATTCATATAAAGTAAGAAGTTTATTATTTTCAACGGAATGTGGTGAATTTTGAACATTAATCAAATCACCATGTACTGAATTATATCTATTTTTATTATTATTATCCTCTATTAATACAATTAGTTCATTTTCAATCATAGACATTATATATTAATTAATAATAATTTTTTATTATTAATATGGCAATTATACAACTAATAACTATAATTAAAAAATCACGGACATTATAAGGACGTTTAATCTTATAATTCGTATTATAAATAACATTTACCATTTTAATAGCATTAGTTACGGCTGATTCCATAGAAGTAAAATGAACTTTTGCATCGCCATTATGAGTTCCTAATGTATAAATATTATTGTTATTATGCGATTTTAAATAATTATAATTAGGAGTTTTAATAAACGCAGTTTCATTAGAAACCCATTCATTATTTATATATTTATTATTGATAAACATTAATGTCGGTATTGGTAATTTTTTATAAATTTCTTTTAGTTGTCTAAATACCTCATCAAATATTTCTTTTTCATCATCACATTCATTTGCTGTTTTATTTATATATTTACTTTTTTTATCATTTATAGTAATAGCACAGCTAATTACTGTTTTAGATTGTGATTCTTTGAATGTCATATAATCGCTCAATACAATTGCAGCAATTCCCCAATCAGTATTACTATACATACCATATAATTTACGATCAATATCTAATTTATAATTCCAGTGATATGTAATAGATATATATTCATTATATTCGGTATTTTTTGAAAATTTAGTTAATTTATTAAAATCCATAAATGAATTCTTAATATCTTCTGGTGAATTATGTAAAATTTTAACTAAATTTTCAGGTGGTAATGCTAATATTAATTTTTTTGTTTCAAATATTTCATTTGCATCAGTTTCTATTTTCGTTATTTTCCCATTTTCAACAATCTTTTTAATACCAGTTTTTAATTTAAAGCTAATATTTCTTTTCTTTAAATACTTTTCCCATAAAAAGAATAATAATTCATCATTAGGTTTAATAGGTTGATAAATATTATATAAAATAAATTCGCTAATTATGTTAAAATAACTGTGGAATGATATTTTAGAGCTATCGCCACCATCCATAAATCTGCACATACGATCTATATAATTTCTTGCTTTTTCGGTAAAATTATTATCATCCATATAATTTTTTAATGAAATATTTTTTTTATAATCAACATTCACTAATAAAATAATAAAATCTTTTATCATTATAAATATTTCACGAATAGTAAAATAATTATTTTTAGCAACCGTATATAATATTTCTAAAAATGATAAATTAAATTTTTTGAATACTTGATTAAATTTTAAACCTATTTTACCTAAAATCATTTTGAGATTAACATAATTATTCGAATATATTCTAGGTCCATGTTCGCAAAAATAAAATTCATTCTCATATTTCTGTCTATTTACTTTATGACATCCACCAATCACACTATCTTTATCAATAATAAGAATATTTTCATTTTTGTCTGCTAATGTTGCGAATGTTAAACCCGATGGACCAGCTCCAACGACAATACAATCATAAACAACCATTATTTATAATACTTATCTATATAATAAAATAGATATGATTTCATTTAATATTGAATTTGAAATATTATTAATAGCAATTTCATTATCTATTATTTATGGATTAACGCCAATAACATATAAATTATTAGTATTAAATAATAATATTTCATTTGAAGCCTATTTATTATTATCAACCACTATATTATTCATATGTACTCTATTTTATTCATTAATTTTTAATGACCATTCAAGAGTATTTACTGAAATATCAAATATAAATGTATGGATATTATTATTATTTATTATAAATGTATTTGTTGTAGCATTTATTAGTCAAATGTTATTTCATTACGCATTAAAAAATACGAGTAAAATATCTATATTTACGATAATAACAGGATTTTATCCACTAATAACTATTATATTATCAATACTTGTATTAAAAGAGAAATTATCATTAAAAATATTTATAGGTTTTTTAATAGCATTAATTGGAATTATTGTTATGACTTATTAAATATATAAATATATATTGATTTAATTATCCAAATGTCTAATTGTTGTAATAATTATGAAATATGTGAAAATATTGTTCCTACGCGGTGGAATGATAATAAATGCAATAATTTATGTTTAAATTGCCAAATGTTATTTGGATTTTGGATAGAACATAATGGTAGAGAACATATTGGAAAAGGATTATTAACGTTTATTGATAATATTGAATGTCCTATTTGTTTAGAAACTAAAAGATGTGTATCACAACCTAGATGTGATCATTATAGCTGTATTGAATGTTTCAAACGATGTTATTATGGCAGAGAAATGCCCGAATTTCCATATCCAGAAATGGAAAATGAGTATTATGAGGATATGGAAAATTCGAATTACGACTATAATAGTAAATGGGACAATTATAGAGAAAAAATAGATGAATATAATAAGAAATGTGATATAATTGAAAATACGAATGAAAATCATTTGCGAAAATGTCCATTATGTAGAAAATAAATTAGAATTGATGGCAATTAATAGTTTGATTACCACTTTTATGAAATTCATTTAATACCTGACAATCTATAGCGGCTTCCTTCATATATTGATATAATGTTAATATTTGTTTCATCTTTTCTTGTGATTGTTTATATATAAATTCATCAATATTTATAACATCTGTTGCATCAACTTTCTTTTCATTTGCTTTTGCTTTTGCTTTTTTCTCTAATTTTTTATATTCGGCTTTTAGAGTTTTAATACGTTCTTTAACTTTTATTTCATCACTCGTAATATTTTTAACATTATTTAATAAATCATCATTCTCATTTTCAATAATTTTAATTTCAGCTGCATTAATATCAGGTTTTTTATTTAATGTTTTAAGTTTTTTAGTATTTTCTTTAATTTTTTCTTTATTATCTTTAATTCTTTGTTTAAAATTGATTGCTAATAATTCATCCAATTCTTTTTTAACAGAATTAATACTACCACTCTTACTTTTAGAAAGTTCATTCGGTAAATCGCTAATATATCTGTGAATATTAACATCCCATTCTTTTTTATTTAAATCGATATGGGAGCAATAACGTGCAGCTCTACCAATCGTTTGTTTATCGCTAGCCCATGTTATTAAGGGCTCAAATATATGAATGTGTCTAACAGCTTTTAAATCAATACCTTCATTATAATTCTGTGATGCCAAAAACAAACTCACATATTCGCCATATTTATTCATGGATGAATTATATAATTTAACCATAGCGCTCAATTCTTCACCTTTATTGGTTCCCATTTGTGTTGAAACTGCTAGAATATATCTCTTTTTTTTATTGTCATCATCTTCGCCTTTTTCTACTATTTTAAGAGCTTGGGATGGTTTCAATCGTTCATAACCTAATTTATCTAATTCTTTTGCGATTGCTAGGATACCATGACCTCCATATCCTCTATTTTCATAAAATGCGGAATATACATATTGTTTTTGCATAGGAAAATCTAATATTTTTTGAAGTAATGCAGGTAATTTAGCACTAAATTCATTTAATACAACATCTTTTTCATAATTATAAAGCATATTCGAATATCTTCTAGCGGCAGCCCAATATTTATTTAATGAATTAGATTTCGATAAATTATCATAATCTTTCGCACTTTCTTTAATGTCTTTATAAGCGATTACGTATTTTTCGAATTGACGATTGCTCATATGCAAATAAACGGGATCGTTATCAATAACAGATGGAAACTTAGTTTTATCACTTGACATATCAAAATATGATATTAGACCTCGAATTTTATTAATAAATATATCTGGAGTATTAATATCTTGAATATTAATTTCAGGAATATCTGGATTTTTTACAATATTTAATAATTTCATTATTTCAGTTGGATTATCTCCTAGAGTTGCAGTTAATATAAATACTTTTAATTTAGGAAATTTATCAGATAATAATAATTTTTCTAAAATAGAATGTTGTTTTTTTTGGTTTGCTAATGGTCTAAATAAATTATGAACTTCGTCGATAATTAAAACACAATCATTTAAATTAATAACCTTCTTTACTAAACGATTAGATAGTTTAGCAAATGACAAAAATTCAACTTTTCTATTTTTAAATTCACTATTTAAATCATTTAAGGACTTCCCCTCAAATCTCTTAAATAGATTTATAAAACATTCATGAAATTTAAATGGCGGGTTACTGGTTAATGCATCTATCGAACTACAATAGATAATTTTTTTATTAGATTTCCAGAATCCATCCATAATAGCAGAAGCGGTACAAGTTTTACCACTACCAGTCGAATGCCATAATAACATTCCTTTTTTATCTAAAATATTTTTAGTGATCATTTTACAAATATTATTAACAATTGATTGTGGAACAGATGGTAATGTTTTTTTATTACTATCATAACTACCACTCGAACTAGAACTATTAGATAAGAAACTATTGCTTTTTTTACTTATAATAAAAAATTTTGGAAAATAATATTTATATAAATCTTCCATAATATCATCATCGTGATTATGTGTATTATATTCTTTTTTAAATTGATTAAATAAATCAATATTATTTATATTTTTATTTTTCAAATAAGTTTTTAAAATTTTAGCATTCGAATATACATTAGGATCTAATGTTCTTATTAAATTCTGTTGATATAATAATTTCTCTTCTTCATTTGAAATTTTTTTAATTATTTTTTCATATTTATTTAAATTATCATTTACATCATTACTATTTTCATTATTATCATTTAATTCATCCGTCTTATTATCATCATTAGGAATACATCTATTACCTCTTCCTATTAATTCTAATGTTGGTGGTTTTTTATTGCCATTATAAAGTTTATATAACATATCTTCTAATCCTGTTTTTTTACTAGTAATATCATCGTCCATTAATTTAACTTGCATTTGTTCATTCTGTTTTCGTTTGGTCATACAATCAAAAGTATATTTATTTTTAAAAAAAGAACATTTATCATTTGATTCGCATTCTTTTTTAGCAGTTGCAATATCATTAGAAGTTATTTTACCTCTCTTAAAATCTGCTTTTCTTAATAACCTGTTATTTTTAATTAAATTTCCGCATTTCGCCTCGTTTCCATCAATCCAACAATTACCAGTATCATAACCAGTATTTCTATTTACAGAATCATTAACCCAAAAACCATTAGTTGTGTTGCACCGGTCTTGAGTATAAACATTTTTATAATATCGATTATTATGATCAGTTAATTGTTTTATATTATCAATTACTAATTTACAATTTTTATTTTTGTCAAAAGTATATTTTCTTTTAAAGTTATCAACATCTTTAAGTTTATAAGGGTTGATATTATGTCTATCATACTCATAAACTTTTTGTTTATCTATTGAATTACATTCTTTGTTTCTATTTGATATTTCATCTTCAATTTCCTTAAACCAAACATGTGACATTTACAATTCTATTATAAACATATATAAATTATTAATAGAGCTGTATATAAAATAACCGCCAAAGAAGGATTATAAACAACATGAATATTATTACTCAAATCAAACAATACATCTGCTATTTCATCAACTCCAATATCTATAATTGTATGCTTGTTTTTCAACATCCATTTACATATTTTCTTTTTATAATGTAAAGGTCGTTTTTGAATGATATTTCGTTTTAAAGTTGTTGTTTTGGATAATAAATAAATCGCAAATGATGCAGTTGTTGGTTCTAACATCTTAACAGTTGTTATAAACATAATTTATAATGTATTATAATATAATCATATTTTTTATGTTTATAACGACGGATCATACAAATAATTATACAAATTTTCAGGAATTTCTTTTATTTTTGAATTAGTATATTTATTAATAATAATTATAATTTCGGCAATTGACGCAATCTTAAATTTATGATTCTTAGCTTTTCTAGAAAACCAATCATTCTTTCCACGTTTAATATACGTTTTTAATTTTTCTTCTTCAGTTGTATTATAAATAACATTTAATACAACTCCAGTATTTGTTTGTTTATATCCATCAATATCAATAATACCCGAATGTTCTTTATTATGGCATTCTTTACATATATTAACGAGATTGTGTTTAGCATTTTTATGAAAATTTTCAAAAAAACCATTATCATCGCTCAAAGTTTGATAATTAATATGATGTGTTTCATCGCTTTTATTTTTCTTACATATTTGACATACATCCATAAATAATAATGAATTATAATTAGATGCTTTAGTTTCTAATAATTTTTCATTAATACCCATTATTTCTTTTCTAATTTTTTCTGCATTAGTCATAAATTTTAATGGCATATCTAATGATTTGCAAACTTCAATACCATATATATTAGATCCTTGACCTTTTTTTAATTTTCGCTCATATATAATTTTATTATCAATAATTTCAATATGCATATGATATATTCTTAATTCATCTCTGTCTTTTATTAAACTAATATTAGTCAATTCATGTAAATGACTTGTGAAAATAAATGATGCCTTTTTTTCGATCAATTCATTTATAGCAGAACTAATAATACAAACACCTGAAATTGCTTCAGTTCCTGAACATATTTCATCACCAATAATAAGACTATTTTTATCAGCTCTTTGAATAATATTACGTAATTCGGTCATTTCAACAATAAAACTACTCATTCCTTTATAAATATTATCATTTCCATAAATTCGAGTCATAATATGATTATATGGATTATATCGATAATTAACGGCTGGTACATACATTCCAGATTGTGCCATAATTATTGAAAGTCCAATAGCTTTCATAAATGAACTTTTGCCAGATGAATTGATACCATATAATAAAATCCCATTTTCACTTAAATCAACATCATTTCCAATATATTCAACGTCAGTTATTAACCGTTCAATAATAGGATGTCGTAAATTTTCAGCATTTATATATGAACTTGATGATGTTAAATCAATAGTAGGTTTATAATAACAATATTCAACAGCATTATTGGCATTACAACAACTAATATCAATATCAATTAAATATTTAATAATATTATCTAAATATTTATCTGTATTTAAAAGAAATGATTTAAGAAAATCGTTATAATAACCAGATACAATTGATTGTATATCGTATTGTGTTTTGCGTATAATGGAAGAATAATTATCAATTTCAGCAGAATATAATTTATAATTTGTATTTATTAATTTCTTTTTGAAAGTTTCCATATAACTCTTATTTTTACTTAATGCATTTTCAAATCTTTTTTTAGTAATTGTAATATAAAAACCCTCACTATCATTATAATCAATTTTAGCAGCCGAATCATTTATATTACTAATTTTATTAGCAATTTCAATAATACTGTTATAAGCCTTATTATAATTATCGTCCAATAAATCTAAATCAGTATAAATACCTTTATTAAAAATATTAGTTTTAATATCTTTGATATTATATTTAAAACATTCATCGATATTTAAAATTTCATAATTTTTAATAATAATATTGACATCATTAATTAAATCAGGTTCAGTTAATTTAAATACTTCAATTGCATTTTCTAAAGATGATGAAAAACTACTCCATTCACATGGTTGTATTTTCTTTAAAATAATTTTTCTCTTAATTCTTTCCAAATCAATAATATTAGTTAAATACTTATTAATTTCTTTATATTTTGAAATATTCTTCTCAATATTATTATATCTATTAATTAATTCTTGTTTATTATTAATTGGATTTAAAAAACGTTCTTTAAATATACGAGAACCAAATGCAGTTTTGCACCTATTTAAAATATCCAATAATGGTTTTTCATTTGTATTATTACTTATAATATTTAATTGTAAAGCACTATTATATTCGATTGCTAATATTTTAGAATTGTCTAATAATTCTGGAATTTTAAGTTCTTTTATGATATCTGCATTATGTTCATATGCAAATTGTAATAAACTACAGAAACTCAATCGACCTAATGAATATTTTTCTAAATTTAAATATTCAATAATTGATAACATAGTATTATTTATAAATGATTTTTCCAAAATCTTATTTTGATAATCCACCTTTTTAATATAATTATTTAATTCATATTTATCCCATTTCTTATGAATAAGAACAGAATTTATATTAATTATATTTAAAATTAATTTTTTATTTTCATCACTTATTACATCCGATAATAATAAAATTTCACATGGATTATATGTCGTAATTAGTCTATAACATTCATCTAATGTATATTGAGGGTCTGATTTTGAACTACCATTCTCATATATAAATGAGCGTCCAGTTGTTAAATCAACACCGCTAATACCTACAATTAATAAATTTCCAACTTCTTCAAAATATAGAACCATTATATAATTGCTAGTTTTCTTATTGATGTTAATATTTGTCGATGGACTTATGATTTCTGTAATTTTTCTTTGAGGTTCTGGTGGTTCTGTTACTTGTTCAATTAAAACAATCGTATAATTATTTTGTAAAATTAATTGTATATATTTATTTAATGACCATAATGGAAATCCACACATAATTGGATTATTTCTAGAAACTTCGATAATAGTCTTATTTTTTCTAGATACTATGATATTACAAATATCAGCAATCGTATATAAATATTTAGAATTAACATCAATTGCATATAATTCAAAAAAAGAACCAACTTGCATAAGTATAATAGTATTTTCACCATACTTATTACGATATTCGTCGAGATAATTTAAATAATCATCAATAATCATTATCAAACAATCATTATTAAATAATAAGATTATCTTTATATACTATTTTTTTCATAATAAACCAAATATTAATACTTTCTGTTTCTTTATATATATATTGACATTTAAAATAGTCTTTAATGTCCATTAATAAATCATAATTATATACATAATGATGCATACATCTGTTTTCATAATTATTTAAACAACGTTTTGTAAAATTTTCAAAGTTTCCAGCAAGTGGATCTAAACTTAAATCATGATTTCTTAATATTTCTGGTAATGTTGATAAATCATCCTCGCCGACATTTTTTTCATATTGTGATAATAATGTTGAAAATTTAGTATAATCGCGATTATGATCAAAACATACTGATTTTTCAGGAACTACTATTATTATATATCCGTCATCCTTAATAATTCTTATAAATTCTTCAACTGCCTTTAATGGATTAGCGACGTGTTCTAATATATGTGATGCAAATACAAAATCATATATATTATCTTTAATATCTACCAAATTTATTGCATCATTTATAATTATTTTACCTTTATTATAATGTTTATTATCACACCATACTGTATTCATCTTAAATACAACATTATCTATATTACTGACATTTGCATATATTATAGGACCTGTAAAATCACTAGGACCTCCAATTTTTACGCCATTCTTACCAATAACAATATTCTTAATAATATTATGAATCATTATTTAAATGATAAATATCAATTCTTTAAATGATATAAAATATAATTAATATTAGTATATAATGTTTTATTATTTTTTATATTATTATAGCAAAAAACCTTTTAAAGGATATGATGATTTATTAAATGATTACAAATATTTAAAATATACTTCCGGTGGTATTCCTAAAATAATTATAAAAAAATCATGGCAAACGCAAGATAATTTTCCACCAATTTTAACATCAACATTAAATGATATTATAAAATTAAATCCAGAATATAATTTATATTATTTTGATGATATTGATTCTGATAAATTTATGAAATCATATTCTCAACGAGCTTATAATGCTTATAATAAATTAATACCAGAAGCCTATAAGACTGATTTATTTAGATATTGTATAATAGAAAAATATGGAGGATGTTATACAGATATAGGACATGTATTTTATACGTCTTTTGATGATATATGTGAAGATTGTAAAATGGTATTAGTGAAAGATATGTATTGTGCTGGAATACAAATATCGTTAATGTGTTCTTATCCGCATAATCCATATTTTATAAAATTAGTTAATGAATGTATTAATAATATTGAAAACGAATATTATGGCTATAATTGTTTAAGTATTACAGGTCCTACATTTGCTGGTACTGTATTTTATAAATATTTATTAAATTTAGAATATAATAATGAAAATGATTTTACTAATACTGATTATTTTAATAAATACATAAATAGAGGTAAATTTGACGATATTAAATTTTTAGAATTAATTATTAATGGAGAAGTAGAAACAACCCATAATGATAATATATATATTGTAGATAGTAATAATAATACATTATTGAGATGTAAATTTCAATATTATTATAAATTAATGTACGAAAATCGTAATGTACCTTATTATGTTGTATATTGGGATAATGGTATTGTGTATAAAAAATGATAATAAATATAATATTTTATAATATAAAATATGATTAATATTTATAAAAATAATTGCGAATCAAGTGTAGAATTTAATTATAATGATTATATACGATTTATGCCAATTGATAATAAAAAAAATAATCCAATTTCTATAAAAAAAGAAGAAATCATTAAATTAAAATTAACGAATTCTAAAATAATGGAATGTTATATATTGAATAATGGTGTAAATATAATAACAAAGTTTAAATACATGTCAATTCTAAAAACAATTTATAATACTATGAATACGAATGATATAATGAAATATAAGACGTTTAATATTAAAGAAGGTGATGTTAATGGATTAAATGGCTATAATTATTCTAAAAAATTAAATTTATCAATTCAATCTAAAGCAACGCCATTTATTTTATTTGAAATATTGAATATGACCGAAATTAATAAATTTCCAACATCAATTATTATAAAATTAGATTCTGGCGTAATATTACAATTCATTAATAGTTTTCAAAACGTTAAATCAAATAATAGTATTTATGTTTATAATAGAAATTCATTTTATACAGTTAAAGACATTTCTAAACTTAAATTAGTTGGTTCAAGAATTTTAGAATGTATTGTTAAAAATACTCATAATTTCATTATTACTATTGAAAAGAAATATATGTCAATATTGGTTGATATTTATAGTTCTATGTCTGTAAATGATGTAATTAGTTATACTTCATTTAATATTAAATTTGGCGATGAGAATGGTAAAAATGGATATAACTATCATAAGAAAATAAATATGTCTATTCAATCTAAACCAACTAATCATATATTAGTAGAAATATTCAAAATGGCTGATATTTATAAATATCCATTTTCTATTAAAATTCAATTGGATACAAATAAAATTATTCATATAGTTAATCAATATTATAAATAAATTTGTATTATTTTTTTAAATTATTCATAAAAAATGAATATAATTATTACTAAATAAATAATCAAATATGATGAATACTTATCGCATTTCCGGCAATTATCACATTCTGGCTGTTCGCAAGAATAACATTATGTATTGTGCTTCGTATAACAAAATGTCGCATAGCGAAATTATAACATCAATTGAAACCGGCGAAACATTCCACAGTATTAATGCATTTACGGCAAGTATTCTGGGAATGAATGCTACGAACGAGGTTAAAGATTGTCTGTATTACAGCGACAAGAGGATGAAATGGCGGTCGATTAAGCGCATTTTGAAGAAGCGATAAATCACATATAAAATATTAAAAGTCAAAAAAGTTATTTTTGGCTTTTATTATTAGTATTATTATCATCAAGTTTATAATATTCATTCATTAATTTTGTTTCAATTATGGGATTCATTATTATTATATTTGAATTATTATGTGCTAATTTGATTGGTTGTTTATCAATATCAATAATATAATTAGTAATAATATATAAATTATAATAATTTCTAATATTTTCAATTTTATATTTGATTGTTTCAATAATTTCGTCATTATAATTAAATTGATTTTTAACATATTCAGCTAATTCATTTTCACATACAGTTTTAATTTCATTAATAATATTCATAATATTATTTTCATATTTATGAATTTGCATAATACTATCAGTTTTATATATTCCTTGAAATTTTAATTTATCAGGTATTAAAACACCATATTTAAATAAATCATTAATTTTTTTGTTACAATTAATGATATAATTTTGAGAATAAGGAGTGTGTTTTATATATTTATATAAATCCATTTCTATTTCAAAAATTTCTTTTTGTTTTTTCATAAATTTATTATAATAAATTTTTCTAAGTATTGCAATAACTACAATAGCAGAAACAATAATTAATAAATATGACATATTTGATTTATAATTAAAAAAAATTATTATTCATTTTTTTATTAATTTTCATTTAAGGACCTGAAAATAAGCCTTATATGATTTTTAAATTCTCATTAGTTTTTAATTAAATAACTTGAATTTCTTATAAATGTAATTGATAAATTCAATATTGTATTTATTAATCGATACTTGTTTTCTATTATTCATAATACCTGATATAAATATTGTGAAGTTTCATTATAATCAAATTATCATTTTTTTATAATAATTATTAGTAAATGACAGATATAATACGTATTCCAAATATTGATAATTATACTATGACTGTTATAAATGGAGAATTAGTATTAACACTCATTCGTAAATACCTGAAAAAAGAAGAATTATTTAGAATTGATTTAACAAAATCTAAAATTTTATTTTGTACTATTAAAGATTATAATGATAAAATTATATCCACATCTAATTCATATAAATCTTTACCTCATCAATATATATTACAAAATACAACTTTCAATATTAAATTAACTAATGATTATGTTTATTATCCTGAAATAAATATGTCAATACAACATAAAAACGCAAATGAAACCATTAAAGAAATTATAAATATGATTGTAATGAATACTTATTCATTAGATATTAGGTTCAATTTAGAGACTGGTGAAATAATTAATTATCAACAATAATATCTCTAATCATATCTATTTTATTTGATAATAATTCTAATTTTTGTAATATAATATTCATTTTATCATTATCATTAGTTAATTTAGGTTTTTTCGTGATACCTCTCATTTTTGTAAAAAATTTCTTTAATATTTTATTGTCTTTGTTATTTATAAATTTTCTCAATAAACTTTTATCTATATTATATTCTGCTGATATTTCATCAATATTATAATCTTCTTTTAGGTTTGGATAAATGATTTTAGTAATTACACGAGATACTATTCCAATTACTGTTCGTTTATGTCGTTTTGCAATTTCTTCATAAGATTTTTTTTCGCCAATTTCCAAAATAAGTAATGCATCTTCAATATCTAACCATTTATTCCCAGCTCTTATTTGATATTCCATTTATTATAAAATATTAATGAAATTATTAAATCAATTTATTCGCAATTGTTATATAATTATTGAGTTTTTTCTTTATTAAATTCGTTTGAGCTTTAAATGCGTATATTTTATCTAATGTTTCCATATTTGAATATATAAAATTCCAGTATAATGTATCCCATGTGCTAAAAAAATTATCAGTCTTATAATCACTCATCTTTTTTATATAATTCGACGATGATATATATGGTCTAGTCATCATACTAATCGAAGTTAATGAATATTGGGACATACCATACACATTAGGAACCATAACCCATTCATATGAATCAATAAAACAAATCATAAACCATTTATATATTTCATTAGGATCTATTCGTAATAATAATGAAATATTTCCCATAATCATTAATCGTTCTATATGATGTAAATATGCATATTCCTGAACTTTCAATATCATATCATTTATTATACTATCATTTTTTGTAGGATTATACCAAGATTTAGGGACTTTATTTTTATGATTAAATTTATTCATTTTCATCATTTCATTACCATGATATATATAAATAAATCTCATATAACTTCTCCAACCAATTAATTGTCTTATAAAAGCTTCAATATTTATTAAGTTTTTATCATCATAAAAATTCACGACTTCATTAATTATTATTTGAGGTGTTATTAAACCTATATTTAACATAGGTGATAATACAGAATGAGAGCCAAAAACAACTTTTTTAGAAATTGCATCCTGATATTTTCCAAATGTGTTTAATTTAATTTTAATGAATTTTCTCAAATGTTCGCGTGTTTCTTCGTGTGTTATTGGATAATAAAATTTATCAGTATTTCCAAAATTATATTTAAAATGTTTATTTACATATTCTACAGCTTCTGTTATATAAATATTAGAATAAGTTGTTATTTTATCCTCTTTATAATTTTTATCGAATGGATTTCTATTTTCCGAGTCATAACTCCATTTACCACCAATAGGTTTTCCACTACTATCAATTAACAATTTTAATTTATATCTCATCCATTTATAAAAACTTCTATCGTGATAATAGTTCTTTTTATTAGTATATTTATTTCTATAATCATCTAACTCTTTTTTTGTTTCAATAAATGCGGGAGTTTCGATTATATTTATTTTATATTTTTCTAATTTTTTAATTATTGGTTTATCAATTGGATCAAACATAAAAACATCATTATTTAACAAAAAATCATAATTTATTTTATCATATTCGACATATGAAACATTCTTATAAATTTTACTAATTTTATTATAATAATATTTCATAGATGAACGATGTAATATTAATTTTTGTTTGTGTTGATTGTTAATAAAATAAAAAGGATCTTCAATTATATATATCTTATCCATTGATTTCAAATATTCATTAAATTCAAAAAGATGTATTGGTAAAATTAAAAAAATCTTCATCTATTTTTAAGAATGACAAAAACTTTAACATTTTTGCCATTTTTTTTGTTTTTTTAATTAAAATTCATAATCCTCGTCATCCCCATATTCAGTTCCTGCATCACTACAATCATGAATGATATATTCTTCAAATATTTTAGAATATAACATACGTAATGCAACTTTAGCCCTAGATTTGTAATCATTTGAATCACACAGAACCCGATTGTAAAATATAACATATCTGTCGAACTCCACACTTTGCGTGTTATATAAATCCGCAATTTCCTTTAACTCTTCATCAGAGTATAATGAAAATGTTTCATCTCCATATTCACAAATCTGCCGTCTAACTTCCTCATAATCTATGTCGTGTTCTTGATTTCTCGCAAAATTCGCATCAATAAAATCGCTGATAAACGTCTGCTCGCTAAACATTGGTCGTACCTGTCTAAATAATCGATATAATTCTTAGTTAGACAGGGTAAAAAAAATTTAAAATTATTTAATCATTTTTATTAAGTTTTGTTTAATTTTAATACAAATTAATTATCACTATCTGTATCAGCATCGCTTATTTCATGTGTTAAATATTCAGTCATTAATTTAAATGATAATAATTTTAAAGCAACATTTGCTCTAATCCTAAAATCATCAGGAGAACAATATGAATTCGTCAATAATATCACTATTTCTTTAAAATCGTCTGTGAAAGTATTATATAATAATGCGATTTCCATTAAATCAGCATCATTATATGAAAAATATTTATCATTAATATAATTATCTATATCATAATCTAAATCCATATTTGTATAATTCATAAAATCACTAATAAACTTTTGTTCGCTAAACATCGCTTATAACTTAATTCATATCACTCATTATCATTTTTTTATTTAAGGATATTCACAAGTTTTCTTTAAGTATTCATATATATCATTACCTAAACGACGATTAACACACATTAACAACATTATTTTTTTATTATAATATTTATATTTTTCAATAATTGCTGTTTCTTCGTCCGTATTGCAATAAATTTGAATCATTTCAATTGGACTAAATACTAAATCAGCCATATGTTTATTAAATCTTGATAAAAATTTATTAATATTATTAGTTTCTTTTAATTCTATATTACTCCTAAATAGTGTAAAATCTAAATATCCATAATTCATAGAATTTATGTTATTTTCTCTAATCCTGTAATCTAATATATTTGTTGTATTTTCTACTGTTAATTCTAACAAAATAAATAATTGAAATAATTCTTTATAATGTACAATTTTTTTATTTGAAATATAAATAGATAAATCATCAAATAATATGCAACTACAATTATTATATTTAATAAATGAAATTTTGATATTATCCATATTATAATAATTGTAGTATATTCTGGAAAACATAACTATAAATCGAAAATATCAAAAAAGTCATTTTTTATTTTCATAAAAGCCCTGAAATCTGAAAAAATACATATAATCCCAATATCGTTGTGTATAAGTTCCATTATTTGAAAAAAGTAAAAATAATGGGATTGTGATTATTACGAACTTACTTCACGTGCCATTTTTATCTAATTTCCTTAAATAAAATTAATATCATTTTTTATTTTAATATATATATCATATCCCAATCGTCTTTTAACACACATCAATAACATTATTATATTATTATGTTTCTTATATTTATTAATAATATTAAATTCTACTTTTGTATTATGATTTATAAAATCAATAATTAAATTATATGGATGTTTGATAACATTCATATAATTTTCTAAATATTTATTAAATTTAATATATTCGTTTTTACTGCTACTGCGCTTAGGTTCTACTAATATATTTTTATAATATTTATTTAATTCGATAAATTTGTAATTTGATGAAAAATATAAATTCTTCCAATATCGCATAGTATTAACACCATGTATATTTTTATATGAAATAATGGATGCATTATCAGTACATAATAATGAAAGTATGTATATTTGGAATAGTTCAGTATTATCAACTAATTGTTTATTTTCTAATATTATATATATATTATTCAATATAACTTTGAAATAATTATTATATTTAATAAATACAAAAAATATGGGTGCAATATTATAATGAACATAAAAACAACTTATTTGCACCATTTATAACATATTATAAATTATATTTAAATGACAAAAAGAAATTTTTGTCATATATAAATAAATGTTCAGTTGATGATTTGCTTGACGCACCGATAAATATCATATCCCAATCGACGATTCACACACAACAACAATGTGGTTATAAGCTCATTCATCGCATATTTCTTGCATATTTTATCATCATCACGCGTTTCCATCGTATAATATTCAATCATCACGTACATAGGTAATACAATATATTTGTCACAGTACTTCACGATATGCCTATCGAACTTCCGGATCTTCTTCTCACTCGTCTCCCTCTTCGGCTCCAACATATTTAAGGGATTTCTCGTCGCCTGCTTCTCCAATTTTACGAAGCGATAATCATTCACAAGATGCAGATACTTCCAATACCACATAGTGCTAACACCATAGATATTCTCGTTAGATTCCGTTTTGGTGTGATAAAAGCTAATCGAACTCGTATCCTCAGTCAATAACAGCGAAAGAATGTAGATCTGAAACAGAGAATTATTAGCAGCAAATCGCGACAACTCCAATATGATAGCTTTATCATTCAATACAATTTTGATGTATTTCTGGAACCGAATGAATGTAAAATTAATCGGCTCGCGGTTGTAATGAATGTAGAAACAGCTGATAGTCGTCATAACTGCTGATATCGATCTCTAATCAATATGAAAGTATTCTAAAAACAAACAATTCATTTTTTTTATAAAATTTAAAAAAATAATACATTTTTATTTTAATTAAGAATTCCTCTCATATGTGAATAAATGTCATATCCCATACGCCTATTTACACACAATAACAAAGTGATTTTAAGATTGTATTTTTTATATTTATCACAAATTTTTAATTCCTCACTTGTTTCACTTGTATAATATTCACTAATCATCATATACACTGGTAACGGAACATATGCATATAAATATTGGCAAATATATTTTTCCAATTTTCTTTTCTCCACTCTCCCTCTTTGGTTCAATCATATTTAAGGGATTTTTGGTTGAACTTTTAGTTAATTCGAAAAATTCATAATCATTTGCAAATTTAAGGTCCCTAATATATTTAATCGACTTAACACCATAATTATATTTACCTTTATTATTCGTAAACGATGATGATGTGTAAATTTTGGAAGTATTTTTACTGCAAATGAGAGAAAGAGTGTAAAATTGCACCATTTCTTTATTGCCTGCGAAACGTGCTTTTTCTAAAATAATTGAACGATAATTCACAATTACTTTAATATACTTCTTGAAACTTATGAATGTAAAATTAATTGGCACACGATTATATTTAATATAGAAACAGCTGATAGTTGTCATATCAAATAATTATAATTAAAATGATTATTATCATATTTTTTTATTCAAATCTTAATAATCTTATCATTATTCTATCTATACTTTTTAGACAATCTCCAATAATTGTATTATCTTCTTCTCCATTTATAATGATATTATTATAAATAATAATTAGATCATATTTATAATCATTATATAATTTTCTATTTGTATTCTTAGATATTAATATATTCAATTTCGACATTTTTTTATAAAATCTCATAATGTCATTATTTTTTTCATATTCACATACTATTTTATTTATGTAATAAGCTAATTCTTGTTTTATACTCATTTTAATTATTATTTAAATTTAGAATTTCATTTTTTTATAAAATAATTATATAATATAATGCATAAAAGAGGACCAGGTAGACCGCCAAAAAAAGGAGGTAAAGCTGATAATACATATATATTCGTTGATTCGCGATTTTCTACACAAGAATGCAGAGATCCTAATTATACTGAAGTAGGTATTATTCATATATGCGAATCAGCTGCTATTAATATGCTTCGCGCTGCTGTAACTGACGTATTTAATGCATTTGGTGCAACTGGATTTGATAATACTATTTTTGATATAGCTCGTCAAAAATGTTTAGAAAGTATGAAAGTTAAATTAGATTCTGATACAAGTGGAAAAAAATATAAGATTTCAAATATTAGATTTGAAGCTATTACTGTTGATCCATCTCTAATTACTATGAATGCATATGGTACATTATTAGAATATGTGGGAGAAAAAAAAGCTATAAATAATCAATAATTTTATTTACAACTGTGATAAACTCTTTTTTTAATTCTTCATGATTATTTTCATCGCTATATGCATATTCATCAATCATATTATACAATTCATGCATATATGAATTATATACATCATCATCTAATATATAAATTCGCAAACGATTATTATATTTAATAAGATTGCGATATAATGAAATTAAGTCATAAGAATTATAATTATTGCAAATGGAAATAATATTATTTTTCAGAATATGTTTATTCGAAGACATAAATATATATAATTAACACATTATCATTTTTTTATAATGAGAAATAAATTTTAATATATTCTTTAATATTATTTCTACAATTCAAACATTTCTTACGATTATTATTAAAATTATGGGCTTGTAATACACATTCATTACAACATGTATGACCACATGGAATAGCACACATATTAATTTCATTTTCAAAACAAATAGGACACATATTCTTACTTATTTTCTCATTATTAATAATTTCATTCGTAGTTTTTATAAATAATTTTCGATAAGCAATCAATTTAAGTTCATTATCATTAATATCTGATGATAATTTATTTTTTAACGGATTATAATATTCGCTAATCCATTTTTCATAATATTCATTAATTAATTCTATATATTTAATTATGGTGTCATTTAATAACATACCATCTTCGTTTAATTCAGTATCTTTATGCAAATTAAGCATAGCATCCTGATGTTTTAAAAAAATATTACATTTATATGAATGACTGTCTTCTTTGCGTTTTTCAAGATCTTTTAATTTATTTTTATTATTATTAAATGTTTCATTCAATTTCTTATAATCCTGTAATAATAAATTAGCATTCAAATCATTTATATTCGATTTTTCAATCGCATCATCACAAATTAAGGTATAAGATGATGTATCGCCATTATCAAAACTATCATTATTAATAGAAGAATAATTCATTATAATTATGCTATATATAAATAAATAAGAATTATGAATTTATCCATACGCTTTAAAAATAATGAAATATTTAATAGTGATGATTATACATTATCGGCAATAACTATTATTATTATAAATGATTTAGCATTTAATGTTATTATTTATATATGGTATTTATTATATTCATTTGGTATTATAAGATTTGCTAATCCTTTTTTCGCATTATCAATAACACTAATACAAAATATAATTGTATATATGTATTTATTGAAAAAAGGATTATCAAAAGATAATTTAATTAAATATTCGATATTATTAATAATATTAAAGATTATTCCACTAATATCATTAAGTAATGATATTCGTATCAATTATATTGACGTATATATTACTGTATATTTATATATCATATATATATTATTTGTAATAATTATTAATGATATATTAATGAAAAAAAATATAAATGTTTTTGAAATAGTTAAAAAGGATATTTATAACGAACGCTATGATGACAAAAATCTCAATAAATTATATGATGTTATTTATTACGATATTATTAATAAAATTATTTAAGGACAAAAACAATTATCCTTATATCTTTTTATGAAGATGCTTCGATTTCCATCAACGCATCAATAACCTTTTTTAACATAACAATACAATTATTTAATACTATAACGTTATATTCCCCATTCGTGCTGAACACACCTTCATATCCTAATGCCTCCATATCGAGTTGAAATTCACAATATAAATCAATATTGATATATGAGCGGATAATTATTCTATATTGATTCACAGTAGCATAGAATTTCATAATATCATAATTTTCTTTATTGTCATAAATTTCACTCAAAACGTTAACGAGAGTTTGAATGTCCATCGTAAATATTTAGTTATAATGATGATTCATTTTTTTTATTCATTTTCAATTGGACCAAATCCAATATCAATATTATCCGTTATTTTACTTAATATTTTAGGATCTATTTCATCTATATTTTCATAATTCTCATAATTTGTAACTGCTTCTGGTATAGTTAATATATTCGATAAAAATGATGGATAAAATGATGATAATGATGACGATGCTGTAAATATATAAAAACTTAATATAGTTGATACTATATAAATTATCAAAAATAGTATAATATTATTTGTTGATGTTATTGATGTTTTTTCTCCTGTTAAATTTCCATATTCATCTACTAACGGTTTATTATCATATATAAATATGAAAATTATTATAGATATAACTAAAGAAACTAAATAATATTCCATTTTAACTCTTATTTTAATATAAATGAAAATAATAAGATGTTATACGCACATATGATATAAATATAAAAAATAATTAATTATATAAATATGAAATTAGAATTAAAGAAGTTTGACCCTTCTACTATTAAAAGTGATTCTGTTATTGTTTTTATTGGTAAGCGAAATACGGGTAAATCATATTGTATGAAAGATATATTAAGTTATCATAAAGATTTGCCAGTTGGTGTTGTTATTAGTCCAACAGAAACTGCTAATAATTTTTTTGAAAAATTTATACCAAATATGCTTATTTATGATGAATATGAACCAGTAATTGTTAAAAAATTTCTTGAACGACAAATATCAATTAATAAACAAAAAGCAATACAAGAAAAAAAATATAATTCGTCTGATATAGATAATCGCGCATTTCTTATTTTAGATGATTGTTTATATGATAAGACCTGGCCTACTGATAAAAATATTAGAAGTATTTTTATGAACGGACGACATTATAAGATATTCTTTCTTATTACTATGCAATATTGTATGGGTTTGCCACCCGTTTTAAGAGCAAATATAGATTATGTTTTTATTTTTAAAAATAATATTATTAAAGAACGAGAAAAAATTTATAATCATTATGCTGGTGTATTTAATGATTTCTCCACTTTTTGTGCAGTTATGGATAATTGCACAGAAAATTATGAATGTGTTGTAATCGATAATAAAATTCAAAGTAATCGATTAGAAGATCAGGTTAAATGGTATAAAGCAAATGAAGCAGATTTTAAAATGTGTACTCCTGAATTATGGAATTTATGTGCATTAGAAAAAGAAAGAAAATCAAATACTTTAGCATATGAAAATGAAGATGACGAGGAACCATATGATCCTAGTGTATTTGCTAAAAATAAAAATAAGAGATTACCAACATTAAATATTAAGAAAAAATATTAGATTGGATCACAATCTAAACGTATAGGATTTATTTTTATTATATCTTCATTTTCAATTAATGATGATAATATACTACTATCTAATCTATTATTATATGCATTATTTCTCATAGGATCTTTAGTTATATTTTCATTACTTAATGGTATTGGTAAACCTTCATATACTGTTCCCATAGTTCCTATTCTTTCACTTTCTTCCAAATCTATTTGACGTTTATTTACATTCATATTAACTTCTTCTTTCGGTAATCCAACATATTTACCACCAGCACCTGGTGTATATCCTGCATTTATCATTATCATTTCTCTCGTACCGTCAATCTCCGCATTATAATCGGCATCTCGATCTGTGGGTATAAATGCCGTTTTACTACCGGCAATACCATAATTTTCAGTTAATGAATATTGACGTTGTGTATTTTTTGCCTCATCATTCTTTATTAAATAACCTCCAAACAAACTATTTAATAATCCACCTAAAAATCCATATTGAGATCCTCCTAAACCTAATGTTGTTTCTTTTAATGTCGTTTTAGCAACTATTGATGGATCATATACATAAGTACTATAATAAGTTGTATTATTAATATTTCTTATTGTATCTTGCTTTGGTAATGTTTCTTTCATCGTTGTTCTGGTTTTATCACTTTTATATACATATCCCAACTGTTTTCCCTCCATATATCCTCCATTTCCCTCGTGAATAGTTGTT